CCTGGTGTTCCATTGTAAGACACACCTGTTGTATATTCAGAACCACCACCGTGTGTTCCATTACTTGTTGTAGAAATTCTAAGTGGATGAGATGAGTTAGATGAATCTTCTTGGAAGAATCTGTATGTAGCACCTCTAACAAAACTAAATGTAAATTGTTGAGTTCCGTTGTAAGTATATCTGTTTCCAGAACCAGAGTTTGTGACATTAATCTGATAGTCTGTTGTATTGCCTTCTTCGTATATGTCTATTGCACCATCGTCAAAGAATGTGACATCTTCTGCAATCACAAATGAATCACTTGGGTCTACTGAACCAACAAACTTCAATGTGGTGTCTGCACTAATAGTAATGTTCTGACCTAATACCATTGATTGTTTATTATTTGCAATAGATGATATTGTAGGTTCTGTTGAATTTCCTGTTCCGAATACTCTATCACCTACACTAATCTTAGCATTGATTGCACTTGCGAATGTGACTGTAGATGAATTAGATACTGCATTTGCCTTTTCAGCGAAAGCAGGTTCATAGTGTTTGACTTCTTTGACTAGACCAGCACCACTAATTTGAGTTGTTGTAAATGCATCATTGCCATCTCCAATGAAAGTTCTTTCTTGAACTGCTTTGATGATATTGCCTGTGTATATAGGACCAAAGAAGTATGTCTTCATTGTAAAGTCTAAAGTATATTCTATGACTCTTCTATCTTCAAATGAACCCTCGTAATCATCACTGAATGATACACTGTTCAATACAATTGGAACATCTCTGTTGTCTGACATGTCATCAACCATTTTCATTGTGACTGTATATTCTGGTTGAAAGTATGGTAATATTTGTTCTACAATCTGTAATGCATCATTCATATTCTTTGTTAGAATAGATAATGTAAAGTTTAGATTGTATGGTGCAGGTGCGTATTGAAACCCTCTCTTACCATCTGATTCTCCTGTGCTCTTGACTGACCTTATCAATTTGTTTTGTTGTCTTTGAGTATCGTAATCAAAACCTGTAAGTTCAAATGCCATACGAGGCAATGATATCGCACTTCTATTCTTATCAGATAGATTTGGTTCTTCTGCAAGTCTATCTAAAAACTTTTGTTTTGGTCCGTAAGATAAAGGGACAATAGGAGAAGTCAATACAGTGCCATCTGATTTGACTTTCTTGTATTGTATATTATTAAACATGGTACCAAATACTGATACACATCTCTTTATTGTTTCATTGTAAAAATAAGTTCCAAACATTATGGTTCACCAAATGGGTTAATCTCTGATAGGTCAAGATATGAACTATCTTTATTTTCAAAATCTAAGTTCTGAGCAGCCGCATCATTAGAGAATGTCATTCTATCATCTATAGATGCAATCGTATATTGTGCGCCTGATATTGCACCAATCAACACATCACCATCAGCAAGTGTTGTTGTGATGTCTTTTGCAAGTAGTTTACTTGTTGTTTCAGCCCATGATACAACCTCTGCAACAACTGTGCCACTCTTAGATAGATTTTCATTTGCAACAAAGTTTTCTGAGTTACCATTGTTCATTGTCATTGATAGTGAGTATGCTTGTTCATCTTCAATCTGGTCAATATCGCCAATGCCTGTATCAAAGTCTTCTTGACTGTATTCAAATAGTTCTGCTCTAAGTTTGAATACAAATAGTTTACCTACTTGATAGAATGGGTCTTCGTGTTCTACAAATTTTATTTCGAACATTGAACCTGATAATGGGAAGTAAATTAAATCTCCCTCATTAGGTCTGAATGATGTTGCAAGATTTGAGTCTAATGATATGAATCTTTCCCAACTTCTAAGTGAGATTACGAATGTTGCTTGGTCTCTAATCTGAATACCAAACTTAGACATTAAATCGCCTTCACCCTCGAAACCGTCGGTGTTCTCGATATACATCTCTACTGAATACGCATCGCCATACTTAGACTGAACATCTTCATTGAGTATAGTATCTTCTTCTACTACTTCTCTAGGAAGATAGAATACTTCGTGTCCGTAAAGTCTTAAAGACTCAACTACTAAATCTTCGTATAGTTGTTGTTCTGTGGAGACTGCGTGGTTGAAAAAAACATTAGTTGGCATATCTCATTATCCAATCATATCCATAGGTAACATGTCATGATTTAATCTTGACTCTTCTTCGAGTCGTTGTATTTCTTCTTGTGCTTCTTGTTTCAATTGTTGACCATCTAGTGTGACACCACCTGGCAAAGCAATACCTTGAAACTTAGATAAGTTTTCACCCCATTGATATTTGACTTTTGCAGTTGCATATTTCTTTAACCACATATCATTGTAGATATCTGTAAAGTCATTAGGGTCTAGTTTTCTATAACATTCTATAATTAAAAATTCATTTGAGTTAATCATGTCGACATCCATATCAAGATATAATCTATTCATGTGTTGATTATATCTTACTGGTTGACGACCAACTAAAATGTTATCTAATAATCTGATGTGTTGTTGAACTTGTTCATAGTATAGAACATTGGTTGCAGTTAAATCATATAAGTCATTAAGTCTTAACTGATATCTAAGGTCAAACATATTCAGATTATGTTTATCGTTGAAGGGGAATATATTCATGACAGCCATAACAAAGTCTGGTAAGACTATGTAATTCTGTTGTTGTTTAAAAGTTTCATCATTGTATGCATGAGTTCCTGCTGAAGATTCAGTGAAGTCTTCGTTTGACTTCATACCTGTTATCTTTGTATCTGTAACCTTATGTTTAAGATACATTTTCATAGAACCATCATAGTGGTATTGATGAAAGTATTGTAATGCCTCGTCTATTCTATCATCCATTTGGTCATCATCGACATTGATTTCTAGAACAGGTGCACCAAGAGCTCTCTTGATATACTCTTTAAAGGTTGCTTTTGAATTTGGGGTTGCCATAGTAATAATCCTGTTTATTACTATTTATGCAAATACTAATCTTGGAAATAAGTTTTAGTTTGAAGTCTATCTATTTTCTCATCAATTCTTTCTATAGAATCAATAATTCTCTGGAAAGTTTGTTCCATTTGTTCTCTGGTGACATAATCTTTTGCAATCTCTTCTCTGGTCTTATTGATAAGAATGTCCATTCTTTTTTGTTCTGCAAAGATACCACGAATCATCCAACCGACTGGAACTACTACAACTGTAAGTATTACATTCCAGAGTAAATGTGGGTCTATGACTATATCCATATAGACTATTTATAAGTTTGTTGGTCTTCCAAACTCATCTATTTCATAGTTAAATCCACAATTTTCTTCATCTAAAACTCTTCCGCTTTTGATTCTTAAACCACTATCTACATCATTTGTTTCACAATTAAAAGATATACTATATCTATCTTTATCAGTTGTGTTTGGTTCAACCATATGCATCAAACCACTAGGAAACAAAAACAAGTCTCCTGTTCTAGGTGATTCAACTTCTGACTCTCTGATTCTAGGCATGTTTGGTAAGTTTCCTACTACTTTGAAATGTGTATCAATGAATCTTATATTACCCTCATCACCATCTGCTTTGATATAGAATACACCTGAATAGAAACAACCATTATGTAAATGTGGTGCGTTCCAACCATGAGTATAGTTTATGTTTGCCCACGAGTTATGTAATCTACATTCAGCAGTTCCTGGCACTGCACCTAAGTAAGGCATAAGTTCATGTGCAACAACTCTTTTAATTTCTCTCATCATTTTATTGAATATAGGATTGTCATCGATACCGTCATTAGATTGCCAACCATGACCTGCATTTGAGCGTCTTCTTCCTTGTGGGTCTCTTACTCTCATTGCATCTATTTCTTTTTTACACATATCAAAGTATTCAGCAGTCATGCCTGTTTTAAAGTCTCTCTCTTTATGCAAGTAAGACTTTGCAACTGTCACTGTTGGAAAAACTAATTTAATCGCCATCATTATCTCCTTTATGAAACGGACATTCTGGTGGTGGTTCTTCTTCTGAATAGAACTGACCTTTCTCTTTCCAATATCCTTCATTTCTGTAAGGACCTAATTGATTTGTTAGTTCTTTTGTAAAATCATACTTAGTTCTGCCTTGTTCATCCATTGTTTTCGTATCATGATGAGATGTGTGTATACTTCTGTTTTCATGCCATATCTTAGAATCTTTTAACTGATATGTTGCAACCCATTCTTCCCTCTTGAAAGGTATGACTTGACATAGTGGTGTTCCCTTTGGTATAGTAAATGATTCATTTACTTTAGGATAGAATATGATTTGTGAATTGTCTTGGTTGACATTGAACTCGTCTGTATCTATAATACCATGCCATGTTGCAAAGTATTTGTTTTGAAATAAAAATGGGTCTAGATAATAACAAGAATATCCTTTCGGTGTAATTATGTTCCAAGGATTTCTACACTTAAATGCATCTTTAACATGACCAAACTCTCCGTCTTCGATGTATTCAAATGCATTATCGAATTGGTCACTAGGGTGTGTAGGCGAGTTATAGTTTCTATGACTTGGGTCTCTCGTTGTAAAGTTTTCATTTGATAATGATTCTCTATCAGAACCACATAGAACTTCTATATCTCTATTTGCAAGTAGATACCAACCTGATTTAGTCCAATCATGCATTGCTGGGCAAGCACGAATCGTTTGCGTTCTTCTTCCTCTTATTGATTGAAAAACTTTCATCTTCTTCCACCATGAAGGAAGAACTGACTTTGCTAAGACAGGCTTAAAATTACGAATTGTATCTTCGTTAAAAGTTGTAAAGTCTATCGTTGGCATTATATAATTCTTCTGAATCGACTAACTCGATTTCATCTCCTCTTAAAACTATTGAACATCTATCTGCGTATCTAGCTCTCTCATCTGGTGCATCAGCGCCATGTGGTATTCTTCCGTCAAATATTAACAGACGATTCGGAACAAACTCAATACTTCCGATACAATGTTCTTTAACATGTTCTTCTCTTCCATCTATACCGTCTTGAAAAGAATCATACAATCTTAAATCACCGCCCCATGCAGGATTCCAGAATGTATTATAGTAATACAAAAAAGATAGATTCCATTCATCATGAGCATCGCAATCTGCATGAGTTGTCCCATGTTGACCAAATGTTTGTGAATTTGTTCCCATGTATTGAAATCTTTTCCATTTGAATCCAAAGTCTGTGCATATTCTACGATTCAAATACTTACCAGGTAATGATTGAGAATTTGTGCAATCTCCTCTTATCAAACTTCCATCTTCGTTTTGACCGACAAAGAAAGCTGCTCCCCATAATTCATGATGTGGCAAACCTGTTTTACTTTTACCTCTAACTTTGTTAGACTTAGACCACATATTTGCTGTGTCTAAATGATTTTCAATCCAATGATGTAAAGATGTTTCTAGATAATTATCTACAACATATACCTTATTTAAAGGCATATTCTTTATCTTAAATGGCTTATCTAGGTAAGTGACCTCTATCTGGTCCATAGATTACCCTATTAGAGATTGTTGTGGTCTAGGTAATTGATTTGCGTAATGTTCAAAATCTAAAAGTAAATCTTCTCTTGTTGATTTAATTTCATTTGCAACATTTACATATACATTCCATACTGCATCATAGTATTCTAATACTCTTCTCGCATCAGACCTTAAAGGATGATTTGAACCCTCTCGACCAGCTGCAATAATTTCAGTGACTTCTGTAAATCCATAAGACGCAACTTGTTCAACACAATAATTATTACACATGTTTACTAAATTTTCACTATATTGATTGTTTAGATTCACATTTTCTGGTGGTGCTGAATTATCGATATAAGTTTCAATTGCATCTACTTCATCATCAGCAAGTGTAATCTTTTCTTGGTCATCAAATAGAACTTCTTCTTTCCATTTCATAATCTTAACTTCGATGTCATCATATACTAAAACATCATAGTCAAAACCTAAATCAGGTCTATCTGTATTTTCGAATGTCCATTCTAGGCCATTTGGTTTTCTAATAGTAAGATTTCCATTCTCACAATAAATTAACATATTCATAATATCTCCTATTATACTCTATTTTATGTATTTGTTCAATAGTCTTTCGTAAATATTTAGTTGTCCTATCTGAGAGGTATCCATGTCATCAATCCAAGGACCACCTCTTGTATAATGATACGCACTAGGTCGCCAGTTCGTTTCTTCGGTATCATGTCCTTCTGTGAATACATACCAATCAGGTATCTCAGATATCTTATCTGTCCATTCAAATTGATGTAGATACTTTCCTGATTCTGTATTTACTACTTCTGGTGTAAGTTTCTTACAGTCTTCATGTGCATTGTTAAATATCATTAGCGAAGACCATAGTTTCTTCGGATAAGAAACATTCTTCTCACCTGTAAATTTAGTTTCTGCATACTTATCAAAGTCATACTTGATACATGCAACTGCATCATTCATGTCTAAGAAATAGAACATAGGAAGTATTGATTCTGTAAATAGTATATCATCATCTAAGAATATACTAAATCCTTCATAGTTCTCTAGGTGTGGTATTAAGAATCTACTATATGTAAACTCTGTTGATTGTTGTGCATAATCTCTATTATACTCTGGTATCTTTGAGATGTCAAGAAATTTAATTTCTGGTACCCATTTGTCCATCTGATTAAATGTTTCACCAGAACCTGCACCAAATATCATACTTGATTCTAAACATTTCTTGTTTAGTTCTGCAATACTCGTATGTCTAGAATCATAACCGATGTATATGTTTATATGTTTACCCTTTGATAGTTCAGATACTTTCTTATTATAATCATATACACTATTTCTAAATTTTAAGTTTTGTAAATCAGTATTGAATTCAATATAACCATGAGTATAACTAAAAGACATATTTCTAAACTGACCTTCTTTTAAATTATCTTTTACCCAATTGATTATGTCATCTAAAGATACTTCATCTACAGATATCGCATCATGATTATCCCATATCCACATTTCTAAATTCTCATCATTCATACATTCAAATACACCAGAACGAACAGAACCTGGATGAATTGATAGTCTAAACATATCACCAGATTTAGTCACAATACCTTGAATAGGATTCCAAAGTCCTTCTTTGCGTATCGAATCAACTAACCAATGTGCCTTTGCACCATGATAGTAAACTGAATCTGCTTGAGGTTTAATTGCACCCTCAGATAAATGTTTTGTTATGTCTACATATTCGTCATCTAAATTCATGAAGTCCATGCCTGATTGACCTGGTCTTGGTGTCTCTGGTTTTTGAGTATAACCATGAGGTAAAAAGTAATGATATGCGTATGCAAGAGATTGAAGTTTATTCCAACCCATGAACTTTTTTTCTTTGACTAGTTTTAGTATATCACCCCATGTAACCTTTTTTAATTTACCTGTGTGATTCTCCATAACCCATTTAACTGACTTATATGTTTCAGATTCCTTGTAGTCTTTATCTACTTCTATTGAACCTAGATTGCAATGCCAAGATTTATCTTTGACATCATCTGTTGAAAATAGTTCTTTGGTGTGCTCGAGTGAGTTCGATTTTACGCTCATAATATAAATTCCTAATACTGTTTAGAGTATTTATGATGTAATAGGAGTACCAGGCCACTGATTAGCAGGGTTACCATCCCAACGGATTACTGGTGTTCTGCCTTGTCTTGCGTATGTAAATGGCGACCTGTGGTCATAAGTTGTAGGTGTTTGCCCTTGTCTTGCGTATGTTGTAGGACTTCTATGTTGATATGTGAAAGGTGTCTGACCTTGTCTTGCATATGTAGAAGGACTTCTATGGTCGTAAGTAAATGGTGTCTGACTACTTGCAGGATGCCTGTAGATAGAAGGACTTCTATGGTCATATGTAAATGGTGACCTGTGGTCATAAGTCAACGGACTTCTATGTTGATATGTAAACGGAGTCTGATTATTTCTTATAAAAGGATTTTGTGCGTTTACAGGATTCCTATAGTTCGCTGTTGTTTGTGCGTTTCTAATATTAGGTTCTTGTTGGTTTCTAATATTAGGTTCTTGTTGGTTTCTAATATTAGGTTCTTGTCCATCTCTAATTACAGGTTCTTGTGCGTTTGCAATATAAGGTGTCTGTGCATTTCTAATAAATGGATTCTGTGTGCTAATCTGTTGGTCTCTGATATTAGGTTCTTGTGCTGACCTAATTACAGGATTCTGAGCATTACTTGGAGATTGTCCATCTCTGATATTAGGTTCTTGTGCGCTTCTAATGTTAGGTTGTTGAGAAGATGCAGTAAGCTGTTGGTCTCTGATATTAGGTTCTTGTGCGCTTCTAATGTTAGGTTCTTGAGCAGATACAGGTAGTCTATATCCTGCTGGTTGTCTTGCATCTCTTATGTTAGGTTGTTGAG